ATTGCGCTCGGTGCGGCGGCACGTTCTACGAGAGGAAAGAGAACCGTTTCTGCGGCGCCTGCCGGACGGCACGGAAGAAGAAAGCACAGCGGCATTGGTGCCGCGTCAATCATAGTTGAACAGGAGAGGAGAACAACCAATGGCAAAATGTAAATTCTGCGGACAGGGCGGCAAGCTGAAATCTGGGAGCAAGGCCGAGAGCCTGCTGACGGACAAGCTCAAGGAGCTGCGGAAGGAGCTGCTGACAAAATGAAAGCGCCTGCTTTTCAAACTGAGGCACAGAAAACTTTCTGCCAGACGTTCCAAAAACTATGCAGCCATACAAGTGCATGGCAGGTGTGGAGCGACTTCGTACAGCTGACTGCGATTGCGTTGTCAAACCGCTGCGATATGCAGGAAAAGCGCGAAAAGCAGTATAACGAGATCATGCAGCAGTACGACAGATCGGAACAGAGCGTTTTCGCAGAACTGTTTGCACAAATGGTGACGGCACTGGAAGAGCAGCCGGAACAGGATTTCCTTGGTGATATGTTTATGCGGCTGGAACTTGGCAGTCATTGGCATGGTCAGTTTTTCACTCCGTACAGTGTGTGCAGGCTGCTGTCGTCGGTAACAATCCAAAGTGCTGCCGAACAGGTAGCAGAACACGGATACTGTAAGGTGAACGACTGTGCGTGCGGTGCGGGTGCAACGCTGATCGCGGCGCGAAACAGTCTGAAACACACGGGCATCGGAACGGATCAGACGTTGTTCGTAGGGCAGGACGTAGACCGCACGGCGGCGCTGATGTGTTACATTCAACTCAGTCTGCTTGGCTGTGCCGGTTATGTGGTGATTGCGGATACACTGTCAAACCCGACAGTGGGAAAAATCATTCCGCGCCGGAAAGCAGGTCAGGACATCTGGTTCATGCCGGGATTGTATTTGTCAGATGCCTGGTGTGAACGGATACGATGGGAGATGATGATGTGAAACTGACAGAAAAATTGATCGACCGATTACTGGATGTGTATATACAGTCAGACAGCGACCTGCAGATTGTCAAGAGTCAGCTGGAGATCATTCTGTATGATTACGATGTCCGCCCAAAGGAAACAGCGATCGTGCCCTATGGCAAAACGCGCAATGAGGTGCTGATGAAGCGATTTGCAGTTGCCAAAGCAGTTGCAGGCCGCAGTCCGCGCACAATAGAAGCTTATCTGCAAGCCGTGGGACTGTTCTTGCGTACAATCCAGAAAAATGCGGACGAGGTGCGCAGCGAGGATATACAGGTGTATATCGCTCAACTGATGACCAAAGGACGAACGAAGACATACTGCAATGACGTTAGACGGTTTCTGTCCAGCTTCTACACCTATTTGACTAAAGAAGAGATTATAACCAGAAATCCGATAGATCGCGTGGAAGCTATTAAGTGCAAGCGCAGAAAAGAGCCGGCGTTTACTGATATGGAAGTTGAGCGAATGCGTGTAGCTTGCAGAACGTCATTTGAAACAGCAATGATCGAAACGTTGCTGTCTACCGGATGCCGCGCCGCAGAGGTGTGTGCAATCCGAAAGGACGACATCAACGGCGATAAAATTACTGTGACCGGTAAAGGCGACAAGGTGCGGACGGTATACCTGAGTGCAAGAGCGCTTGTTGCGATCAATGCATATCTCAAGGAACGCAGCGATAACAACGAATATCTGTTTCCGAGGCGCATTACGAAGCCATCACGCAAGGAGGCTTGGTTTCGGAATCCGGATATGGTCGCAGAGGGGCATTTCTCACGCGAAAGCGTAAATTGCTTGTGTAAGCGTGTTGCTGAAAGGGCGGGCGTTCAGGGCGCTCATGCACACCGTTTTCGCCGGACTTGTGCAACATTTGCTCTGCGGCGTGGTATGCCGATCGAAATGGTTTCCATGATGCTCGGGCATGAAGAACTCTCCACGACACAGATTTACTTAGATGTGCGAGAGAGCGATCTTCGGATTGCACACGAAAAATACGTTTTTTGAGGTGACCGTGAAAACCAGAATTGGCGGCGACTGTGAATTGGACGATTATGCAGAGGAAATTTATCGGAGAAGCGAGGAATGGGAGAAACGGGAGGAACAGAATGACGCTGAGTGAGTTTTACAATATGGCGTTCTCCACGAGCACAGAACCGGTAACGGCGTATGTGTTCGATGATGCCGAAACACGGGACGAATACCGGAGTGATGCACACAACGGAGAAATTCTGTTTGTGCTGAAATCGCACTACGAAGCAGTAACATTCCTGAATGAGAAGTACGCAAATGTAAAAGTGCAGAACTTTTACGCAATCGGAAAGAACCGAATTGACGTTGTGATTGATTTGGAGGCAAACGATGTGGAATGATTGGAAGAGCGACAACCAGAAGGAAGAAAAGCGGGAGGTTTATTGCCCGTTCCTTATGCCGGACGCGGGAAATCGTTTTTACAGCGGTTGCGTACATGAGCGCTGCGCGTGGTATGTAGCAGAACGCGGAGAGTGTGCCGTAAAGGTTATTGCGACGAGATAGGGGGAAAATCATGTACGATAGCTTTATTGAGATTAGGGAGGGTTAGGAATGGTTGAACGGTTGAACTGTGCGTAACGATCAAGGAGGAAAACGATGTGGAATCAGATTAGAAAATTTCTCGGTATTCCGACACACGAAGTCAAGCCTCCTGAGCCTCCAAAACATATCGACATTACCAAAGGCTGCTGCCAGTGGTGTATAGAAAACGGCGGTTTCCACTGTAAAGAACCAGAAGTTTACTTTACCATCGGATACATCACTATTCACCTCTGCAAAGAGCATTTTTGCGAAATGGTGAAAATGCTCAACGATTTTTACGAAAAGAACAAGGACGAATTGGAGGAAAACGATGTGGAATAAGTTTATTGATGATTGGAAAACTCCGGTCGAATACATTGACCGTGAAGCGGCGAACTTAGCTCTTGCGGAGCAAGGCTTTGATTGGGATAAAGCAAAACAGGCTCTTGCGAGTGTGCCTGCCGCCGATGTTGTGCCGGTGGTGCGGTGGATTCCGATAACCGAACGCCTGCCAAAACCCGAAACTGAAGTAATGATTGTCTGCAATAGAAATGGCAAGCGATTTATCGCAACAGCAATGCATGAAGATGGAACACTATTTGAAAAAGACAGTAAATGGTTTTGGAACGAAGTTTGGACGTATGGAGATTATGATGAAGAACGTGACGATTACAGCATTCCGGAGGGCTGGTGGGAAAGCCGATGCTTCACGCCGGACGATGTTTATAACTGCCAGGTTGACTGTGAAGTAACCCATTGGATGCCGATGCCGGAGTTGCCGGAGGAGGAAAACGATGGCGATAAGTAAGAAAATCCGCGAAGAAGTATACCGCAAATACGACGGGCACTGTGCTTATTGCGGCAGAGAGATTGCATACAAAGATATGCAAGTAGATCATTTTCTCCCACTGAGGGCATGGGGAATTGAAGATGCGGGGACAGATGATATTTCGAATCTCATGCCGTCCTGTCGAATGTGCAATCATTACAAGCGAGCCCATACGCTGGAAACATTCCGGCGCTACATCGCGGAAATTCCGAGAAAGCTGCGCGAAAATTACATCTATAAGGTTGGCGTAGTTTACGGGAATGTGATCGAGAATGAAAAGCCGATTGAGTTTTACTTTGAGAAGCAGAAAAGTGCAACTCATTTGGGAAAGGGGTGCGAAAATGGCTGAATACATTAAGCGGGATACTGCCATAAGAGCGGTGATGGCGGCAAAATGGGTGGACGGTTCCGACGGTGCCATGGCAATGGAGATTGTTGCCTCGCCGCCTGCCGCCGACGTTGTGCCGGTTGTGCATGGGGAGTGGAACGCAAACGAAATTTGCTCATTGTGCGGAGAGAAGTCAACGGAAGGACTGGACGCAACGATATGGAACTATTGGCTCCCTAACTACTGCCCCAACTGCGGGGCGAAGATGGACGGAGGTGAAGACAATGATTGAGCTTAAACCCTGTCCGTTTTGTGGAGAAAAAGCGACTGTTCAATGTAAGCACACCGAAACATACGACGTTTGGGAGAACCACCCCGTTTTGTGTGCTAAGTATCATGTTGGCTGTGAAAAGTGTGGAATTTATTTCTGGCAGTTGCACGAAATCCAATTGATAGATGGCCAACCTGCTGTTATTAAAAACGGATATGACGAAGCTGCCGAAGCATGGAACAGGAGGGCGACCAATGGCTCAAATTAACAATGAAGTATTTGACAGGCCAATTAAACCGGCGGCGGCGCGTGCCCTTATCGCAACGGTACGAGATATCGCACCGTATCTCACGATTGGTGAGTGTTGTTCGATTGTAGCGGTTGTGCAAAACGCTATTAAGCGTATGGAGCAGGAGGACAAACGATGATATTCAAGAAAAACGGCAGATTATACGGCGATATTGAATCGCTGCTCAATGAATGTTGCGAAATCAACCAGTATTGCTTTCAGTGCGCGCTGCACGGCAAGGCAGGCACGAAAAGCTGCGCAGGATATGCGGCTGAGAATCCGGAAGAAGTTGCGCGCTTGCTGAATGCTACGGTGATTAAGGACAAACCAATCACTGCCGAGGCAGTCGAGAAGTACGGCGAGGACGTAAAACGCAGGCTGACCCGTGCGGACATCCTGCACGCGGCGGAGAAGTGCGTATGCGGACAGCGCGAGCAGGACTACGGCACGCCGGAGGATAACTTCAAAGCGATTGCGGAGCTGTGGGAGGCGTATCTTAATAAAGCCTGCACAAGGGGCGTGAACGTGCGCGTAGAGGCAAAGGACGTTGCTGTAATGATGGCGCTGCTCAAGATTGCACGCATTGCAGCAGGCGGCGGAAAGGCTGACAGTTGGATTGATCTTGCAGGCTATGCGGCATGCGGGGCGGAATGTGAGGGAGTAACGGAATGAAGTTCAGAAAGAAACCTGTTGTGATTGAAGCTGTCCGGTGGACAGGCAAGAACCAGACGGAAATCGACAAGTTTTGTGGAATGAAAGTCGTGTGGAGTGAGAACAAGAAATGTTTTCTTGTTTTAACCCTGGAGGGAACTTTGCTGGCATCTATGGGTGACTACATCATCAAGGGCGTAAACGGCGAATACTACCCGTGTAAACCTGATGTGTTCGCGAAGACATATGAGGAGGTGGAAGAATGACCATTGCTGAAATCTCCGCCCAGATGGGCGTTGCACCGGAAACACTGGTGCAGGAGGTTGTGGCACAGGGAACGGCAAAGGCAACTGTGTTTGTCGTGTTTGGCGCGTTTATGATAATCCTTGCAATCGTTTCAACGATTTTTGGTTTTATCCGCGATGATACCGTGTGGGGTTTGCTGGCTGTGACTTCGTTGATGTTTGGCGCGTTCTTGCTGATTGCTGATTCACCCAACTTGATTGCATGGAAAACCGCGCCGGAAACCACGGCGAACCAGTATATTGTTGAAAATTATGGAGGTGGGCAGAATGATTGACCTGCACAAACTGGACAAGTTCCGGCTGAAAGACAGAGAACGCGAGTTTTACGGCTGCACCGGCGACAGCGGAAACGGTGTTTTCAAGGTGTATGTTGGCGGCAAGTCGTTCCGAGTGATCGCAAGCAATGGCATGGGCTGGGAACACGTCAGCGTTTCGCCCGGCTCTGCACAGCGCAAGTGCTGCCCGACATGGGACGAGATGTGCGCTATTAAGGATATGTTTTTCGGCGAGGACGAGCGCGTTATGCAATTCCACCCGCCTAAGTCGGAGTACATCAATAACCATCCGTACTGCCTGCACCTGTGGAGACCGATAGATACGGAGATTCCGCACCCGCCGATGATTTGTGTTTGAGGTGATACGGTGGACTTTGAAGAAATTGCGCTCCGCGTATTGATCGGAATGCTGTTGGTGTTTACAGGATGCACGTTGGCAGCACTGGCGGTTATGCTGCTTAAAGCAGCGTTAGGAGGATTTGTATGAACGCAGTAAGTGAAGATGTTGAAAAGCTCGTGAAAAAGGAACTGGAAGCTGCAAATGAGCGATTCCCGCAGTTCCACTCGGATCACGAGGGTTGGGCGGTAATGCAGGAGGAAGCCGAGGAACTGCGGGAAGAATGCGACAGTATCGAAATGGCAATGAAGCAGCTCTGGCACCGTATCCGTGACGGAATCCCGACGGCGCAACATGTGGCTCTCGTTGAGCGGTACGCCGAAGCTGCGGCTTGCGAGGCAATTCAGGTGGCGGCGATGGCGAGAAAGTACCTTGATATGTTGGAGCGGATGGACGAGTGAAGCAGTACAGCGCGGAGATGCGGAAGTATCTGGACGAGATACGGCGGTATGAAAATTGGAGGTACGGAAATGGCGAAGAAAAAGAAAGTCAACCCATACCGAATACCGGCGACGCAGGGTGACATAGAAAAAGCCAAACGAGACGCAACGAACACGGCGGTTGCGTCTACATGGGCAATTATGTTTAGCGTTCTACGGGATAAAGAAGGGTACGACTATGACCGATTACGGCGGCTATGGGACGAAACAAACTACCTCGCAGACAGTATCGCCCGAAAATACGTTAAAATCGACGATCTGATTGAAGAACTGCGGGAGAACGGAATAGCATTAGCATGAAAAAGAAAAGCGAATGCGCTGGGTGCGCATACTGGCGAGTACTGGGTACGAGCCAAGGGTCTAAGCTATGGGCGTGTCATTATTTGATCGACACGGGGAAATCGCGCGGATGTGAACCGGGTGTGGAATGCACAAGAAAAGCGGCTAAGATCAGCCGCCGTAGGCGATATACACAGCACGGTATGGAGGAGGTAGTGGCACACGACGACTAAAGAATGGCTCAGACGAGGGATTGACCTTGAAAAATCAATCTCTGCGCTGGAAGAAGCACGAGTAAGGGCGTGGACACGGGCGACAAGCGCAACGGCGACGATCAAGGACACGCCGGGCGGCGGCGGTGACGTGACCGCAAACAAGGCGGATGCGTATCTTGCCCTGTCCGAGAAGATACAGAGAGAGCAGGAACGGCTTGCGCTGATTAAAGCCGAGATCATCAGCACAACAGCTAAGGTACAGGATGCGGCGCTGCGGGCGCTGTTGATCGAACATTACGTGAACGGTCGGACATGGAGAGAGACCGCCGAGAGAATGAATTACAACGAAGTGCACGTTCGCGGAAAGATGCACGCACGGGCATTGCGGGCAGTAGAACATATACGCACAGGCTGTGCATAACATTGTGGAAAACAGGCTACACAATACTACAAAGAATGGTGGTATAATGATATCGTGATAAAAGCCCTAAAGGGCGGAATCACGGAGTTTCGTTCCTCCACTTTCAGCCCGCCGAAAGGCGGGTACACGCCCGAAAGCCTGCGTGAGGGCTGACGGGTGACAAGCCTTTCTGTTTAACCCCAAATACCTACTTAAAGCGGTGGGGAGACCTGCCGCTGACCTGCTCCAAAGTCTGCATGAGGGCTGAGGAGCAAAACGCCTTTCGCGGAACGAAGGCATTGATTATCCTTTCTATTCTTTCGGCGTGCCTTTTGCGCGGCACGCCGATATGCTCCAAAGCCTGCATGAGGGTGACGGAGTAATAACATTTATGCTACAATGAGAATGGAATGCGGAGCCTGCGGGCGACAGGCACCGCAAACATGCCCGGATGGCTGCGTGAGGTCGGACGGGTAACATATGGATTAACCAAGGGCAACGTGGCGGACTTTTGCAAGCCTTGCATGGTGGACAACGTGCAAGGCAATCTGTTCCCGAAGCTGCATGAGGCGGAGGGAGCACAACGCCTCCAACGAGGACGATAATATTCTGGCGGTCCGGAAAGACGGACAATCTGTTTCCGAACGCCTGTGAAGCTGCTGCAACGGCTTTGCAGAGTTCAGCGGGTGCTTGCAGGCACGCCGCGCCGGGGTCGCTCCCCGCTGTAACCTAAAAAGGGAATCAGCCGGATTACGCACCGATAGAGACGCGTGACACGACGGACAGAGACGCCGAACAGCCTATATCGAGAGGGCGAGTGCTGCCCGGATAAGCACTCACACGGACTTAGTGAGCCGAGAGCAAAACAACCGGTACAAATTTACAAAGCCGATACGGAGCTTTCGGGTGGCTAAGTACACGCCACGAAAGAGCACCAGTCTGTTTATCTCTTGCAATAAACAAACCTAATCATCAGGACGGGAACACAAGTAAACTTGCGAAAGTGAGGTAAAAACCTCTCTGAATTTCATACAAACCGTTCTGGACAGCTGAGAGATCACCGGTAAAAGCCCGGCGTACAGACGAGACGATAGCGTTCATACCTCCCTGTGGAGGTATACCGGTTTGCATAGTTGCTGGAAGCAGGTGCAAGTCCTGCGGAACCGAAACAGTCGTAAATATGGTAAACCCCGCTCACCTTATGGCTTTGGTGAGCGGGGTTTGTCATGCTATTTAGAAAATGCTCTGACGCGGGTGCGTGAGCCGGGCGGGAGAAAGACCTATTAAAACTGGCGATCTGAAATTCGCGCGGATTGGGAAAGACTCAAAGGAATATTTAGGCAGAATTATAGGAGACTAACTAAACACGAAAAGGATTATCTGCAAAGATGGCCCTTTTTGTTGCATAAATGAAAGGCGGTGAACTGCATGAACGCAATCAGAAGAGCATCACGATCTATCGGAACTCGCGTCCGTAACTTTGTTTCGGGTCGTCGGGCAGCAGGCGCTTCCCGTGCGCGGTCGTCCTCGACCTGATGAAAAAACACTCAAAAATACGCCGGCCGGGCATAGCGTCCCGGCCGGTTTTCTTTTTGGAAAGGGAGGGAAAAGTAAATGCCAAGAGGCAGACCAAAGAAACAAATCGACCTTAAAGCGGTGCGCGAGCTGGCAAGCGAGGGCAACACGCAAGAGGAAATCGCAAGAGCATTAGGCTTCGCGCGTGCGACCTTTGCGAATCGCGATGATGTGACCGAAGCATATTATAAAGGCATGGCCGAAATGAAGCTGAGCCTGCGCCACTGGCAGTTTAACGCTGCTCGTGGCGGTAACATCCAGATGCTTATCTGGTTGGGAAAGCAGTACCTCGGACAGCGCGACGCAGTAGAGGAGAAGATCGAAAGCGAGGGCGTGAAGGTGATTATCGATGTCTGAGTTAAAACTATCTCAGGTAATCGGCCCTGCATTTTACTCTGTCGCGCACGATGTATTCGAGCATGGACACACACACTATGACGAAAGCGGCGGCCGAGGCTCGCTGAAATCGTCGTTTGTGTCAATTGTCGTTCCGCTGCTGCTTATCCACAACCCCGGAACGCATGCTCTTGTGTTACGCAAGGTTGCAAACACCATCCGTGATAGTGTATACGCACAGTATGTATGGGCAATTGGCGAGCTGGGCATGGCTGACTACTGGGACGCGAAGGTATCGCCGATGGAGCTGATATATCGCCCGACCGGACAGAAAATCATGTTTCGCGGCGCTGATGACCCGATGAAGATCAAGTCAATCAAGGTTCCGTTTGGTTATATTGCTGTTACGCATTTCGAGGAGAAAGACCAGTTCGCAGGACGTGCGGAAATCCGAACGATCTTGCAGTCTACCATGCGCGGCGGTGATAAGTATTGGAACTTTGAGAGTTATAACCCTCCGATCAGCCGCGACAACTGGGCGAACAAGGACAGTTTAGAAGAACGCCCTGACCGTCTCTGCCACCGCAGCACGTACCTTGAAGCGCCGCGCGAGTGGTTAGGCGATCAGTTTATTTATGAGGCGGAGCACCTAAAACTGACGAACGAACGAGCGTATCAGCATGAATACCTCGGCATTCCGGTCGGCACGGGCGGCAACGTCTTTGAAAACCTTGAACTGCGAGAAATCACAGATGATGAGGTGGCAACGTTCGATCATATCTATCAAGGCGCTGACTGGGGATGGTTCCCCGACCCGTTCGCTTTTATCCGCGTCCACTACGACAGGGCGCGTGAGACGGTGTATTTTATCGATGAGATATACAAAAACAAGCTGAGTAACGAGGAAAGCGCCGGTATTATCATGGAGCGCGGCTATAATGATACGTTTATCACCTGCGACAGTGCAGAGCCCAAAAGCGTTGCAGACTACCGCGCTATGCGACTGCCTGCCAAAGAGGCCATGAAGGGTCCCGGCAGTGTCGAGTACGGCATGAAGTGGCTACAGCGCAGGACACTTGTCATCGACCGCAAGCGAACGCCGCACGCCTATGATGAGTTTGTGAACTATGAGTATGAGCGCGACAAGGACGGCGAGATTATCAGCGGCTATCCAGATGAAAAGAACCATCTGATTGACGCCGCGAGATACGCACTTGAGCGCGTTTACAGAAGAATGGGAGTGATTGCTTGACGATTATTGAAAAACTGAAAGAGCTCGGCTATAACACAATCGCCCCCGAGTTTTACGGTAAGGTTGCGGAGTGGCGCAGCTGGTATGTGGGTGATGTGAAGTCATTCCACCATTACAAGGTGCGGAACTGCGGCCGAACCGTGCATTGCAAGCGATATACGCTCGGTATGGCGAAGAAGTTAGCCGAGGACTGGGCGAACCTACTCATGAACGAAAAGGTGAAGATCACCTTGGAGGGCGAGAAAGAACAGGCGTTCGTCGACCGCATCTTTGAAGAGAACAACTTCGAGGTAAAGGCGAACGAGATGCAGGAAATGAAGTCTGCACTGGGTACGGTCGCATACATTCCGCGTGTTGTCGGTGCAGTGTCGGACGGCGAACAGCCTATTGCAGGCGCAGCAAACGGCATTCAGATTGATTATGTGACTGTAGAGCACATTTTCCCTCTGGCATGGCAGAACGGCGTTATCATGGAATGCGCGTTCGACAGCAGAACCACCGTGAAAGGCGAGGATTACTGCTATCTGCAAATCCACAAGCGAAATGGAAGCGGCTTTTACGACATCGAAAACCGCATTTTCAAAATCACAAATGAAAGTTTGGTTGAAGAAAGCCTTGCGAACGTGCCGGGGTTTGAGAAAATCCCTCCTGTTGTGCATACTGGTTCGAACAAGCGGCAGTTTGTGATTGATCGTTTGAACATCGCGAACAACTTTGACTATTACATTCCGCTCGGCATTCCGGTCTATGCAAACGCGATTGACGTTCTGAAAGGCGTTGATATCGCATATGACAGCTATGTAAACGAGTTCCTGCTCGGCAAAAAGCGCATCATGGTCAAGCCTGCTGCGACGAATTACCTTGACGGCGAGCCGGTATTCGACCCGGACGAGCTCGCATATTATGTGCTGCCGGAGGATACGCAGGATGGCAATATCATTCAGCCGATTGATATGACGCTGAGAACCGGCGAGCACAACCGAGGCATTCAAGATCAGCTGAACCTGCTGTCAACCAAGACAGGTTTCGGCGAGAGCTATTACCACTTTGACGGCGCAAGCGTTGCAACCGCCACGCAGGTAATCAGCGAAAACAGCACCATGTTCCGCACGATCAAGAAGCATGAAATCATCCTTGAGCAGGCACTTGTGGAGCTGTGCCGCATTATTCTGCGGCTCGGAAATGATGCAATGAACGCCGGGCTGAATGAAGATGTGGAAATCAGCATTGACTTTGACGACAGCATCATCGAGGACAAGGGCACGGACTTCACGCGAGACATGCAGCTGCTTAACGCAGGCATCATGAACGACTGGGAATTCCGCGCTAAGTGGCTCAATGAAGATGATGAGACGGCAAAGAAAATGCTGCCGAAAGCACAGGACATGACGGACGAGGGGGAAGATGAGATTGAATGAAGTATCCAATCACACCGGAATACCTCGACGCAGCGCCCGAACCGATTGCGATTGCAATGCAAGAGCTCGAAAAGGACATCTTGCGCGAGATATGTTCACGATTTAAGCTGACCGGCGAACTGAACGAGGTTGCCATGAACGATATCCGCGCGCTGCGTGCGCAAGGTCTCGACATGGAGACCATCGAGAAAATGATAGCGAAGCACAGCAAGGAAACACTGCCTCAGGTGCAGAAAGCACTTGACCGTGTTGTTGAATACAACCAGAAGTATTACAACGAGCTTGCAAGCAAGGCGAGCATTGCTGAACCGCTTTTCTGGGTGACAGCTGCGGATATCGCGCAGATACAGTCACAGACGCTTGACGGATACCGCAACATTACACGCTCTCTCGGTTTTGCACTGCAAACAAACGGAAAGGTTACATTTCAGCCGCTTGCAAAGGCGTATCAAGCCGCCCTTGACAAAGCAGAAGTGAAAATGCAGTCCGGCGCGTTTACGTTGCAGCAGTCACTTGAGGATGCAGTTAGAGAGCTTGCAGACAGCGGCATATACACGATTGACTATGCGACAGGGCACAGAGACCATGCAGACGTTGCAGCGCGCAGAGCTATTTTCACGGGGCTAAATCAGCTTACCTCGAAATACACGGAAACGGCTGCGGAAACACTGGAAACTGACCTGTACGAAATCACCGCCCATCGCGGCGCGCGTGATAAAGGCACAGGATGGAAGAACCACAAGGCATGGCAAGGCAAGGTTTACAGCACGAAAGACGGCAGCAAATACCCGAACATTTACACGATTTGCGGCCTCGGCGCTGTTGATGGTTTGGAGGGCGCAAATTGCAGGCATCACAGGCATCCGTTTTTAGAGGGCGTTTCGGAGCGCGTATATACGGATGAACAGCTTGCGAACATTGACCCACCGACTGTAAGGTTTGAAGGGCGCACGTACAGCGCCTATGAAGCAACGCAAATGCAGCGCAAGATAGAACGCACAGTGCGAAAACTGGAGCGTCGCAGAGCCGCGTACAACGCCGCAGGAATGACGGGCAAGGAAGAGCAAACAGGCATCCGCATTCGCCGATTGAAGAAAGAATATCGCGAATTCAGCCGGGCGGCGAGCCTGCCGACGCAGACCAACCGCATGAAAGTTATTGAATAATTGGCATCGTGGGAACACGGTGTTTTTTATTGCCAAATTGTCCGACAGGACGTTAAACAAGGAGACCACAATGGAAAACAACGCTACCAACACCAACGCGCCGGGCGCGGAAAACAACACTGCTGCACAGCAGGAAAAGACGTTCAGTCAGGCGGACGTAGATAAGATGATCCAGTCTCGCCTTGAGCGTGAACGGAAGAAAATGCCCAGCGAGGAAGAGCTGACCGCATTCCGCACGTGGAAAGACAGTCAGCAGACCGAGCAGGACAGAATGAACAACATCACCAAAGAGCGCGACACCGCAGTAAGCAACCTTTCGGCGGCGAACGCGAAGATCGAACAGCTCGAGCACGAAAGATACGTTTCGTCGAAGGGTTTCACCGGCGACGAAGCGGAGTTTATCGCGTTCAAGGCCGCGAAGATGGTAGATGACAAGACCACCTTTGAACAGGCTGTGGATGCAATCGCGCAGGATCGTCGGCCGCGAACCTCGTTTGATTGGACTGCGCCTGTTGGCGATGGCAACCAGAAAAACGCCCCCAATGCAGCGATGAACGCGCTTATTCGTGGGGCAATCAAGTAAGAAAAGGAGCTTTTAACAATGGCAAATAACGTAATTGACCGCAATTCCCTTTCCGGCCTCATCCCGGAGCCGGTAACTCGTGAAATCCTTCAGGGCGCTGTTGCAGAGTCGGCAGTGCTGCGTATGGCTCGCCGCCTGCCGAACATGACCAGCAAGACCCAGACCATGAACGTTCTGGATATGCTGCCGACCGCTTACTGGGTAAACGGCGAGGTTTCCGGCACTGGCGCGGCTGACTCCGCAGCGTACAAGCAGACTACCAAGATGGCATGGGACAAGAAGAAGATTTACGCCGAGGAAATCGCGGTAATCGTCCCCATCCCGGAGGCAGTTCTGGATGATGCGGATTACGACATCTGGGGTGAAGTTCGTCCGCGTCTGGTCGAGGCGTTCGGCAAGAAGATTGACGCCGCAATCCTGTTCGGCGCTGACAAGCCGACCACGTGGCGTGATGGCGTTGTCCCGTCTGCGATTGCAGCAGGCAACGGCGTTCCGACCTCTACCGACACTTTCGGCGACATCATGGGCGAGAACGGCCTTATCGCAAAGGTTGAACTGGACGGCTACAGCCCGAACGGCGTTGTATCCGCCGTACAGATGCGCGGCAAGCTGCGCGGCCTGGTAGATACCACCGGTCAGCCGATCTTTAAGACTGACATGCAGGGCGCGTCTCGCTACGCTCTGGACGGCATGGATATGTATTTCCCGAACAACGGCGCGTTTGACCCGACGCTCGCAAAGATGATTGTCGGCGACTGGTCGCAGCTCGTTTACGCCATCCGTCAGGACATCACGTTCAAGATCTTCACCGAGGGCGTTATTCAGGATCCGTCTACCAAGGCAATCCAGTACAACCTCATGCAGAACGACATGGTTGCGCTGCGCGCAGTTATGCGCCTCGGCTGGGAGATTGCAAACCCGGTAACTGCATTTAATGCGGGCATGGAAAACCCGTTCCCGTTCTCCGTTTACGGCAACGGCGGCACTGTTTCCACTGTAAAGGTAACTCCGGCGACTGCAAGCCTTGCAAAGGGCGGTTCCAAACTGTTTACTGCGGCTGTAACCGGCGATGGCATTGTTTCCGACAGCGTATCGTGGAGTGTTTCCGGCGGCGCAAAGGCTAACACCAAGATCACCGAAGACGGCCTGCTGACCGTTGACAAGTCGGAGACTGCATCGAGCCTCACGGTAACTGCTGAGTCGAAGCAGGACGCAAGCAAGAGCGGCACCGCATCCGTAACCCTTCTGTAAGGAGCAAACGCAAATGGTAGATTATGCATATTACAAGGATACGTACCTCGGCAACCAGATTGCCGAGGATGAGTTTCCGCGCCTTGAAAGCCGCGCTGTAGCATATCTTACCTATCTTACGCGCGGAAGAATTGACGATAGCGAGCCTGCAAAGATGGCGTGCTGTGCGGTCGCGGAGCAGTATCAAGTGATTGATACGCTCCAAACTCGCGCGGCATCTGCCGAGCAGGAGAAACAGAGCGAGAGTGTTGGCTCTTGGTCTGTAAGCTATCGTAGCGGCACGGAGGCAATGCAGGAGGCAAAGGCACAGCTCAAAGCGGCTGCGGAAATGTATCTTGCAAATACCGGAATGCTGTACCGAGGTGGGAGGTGCTGCGGATGCGACTGCCCCACACTGTAACGTTGTTTCAGCCGTCTGGCCGAACTGTTCTGACGGGCGTTTTGCTTGAAAGCACCAGAGGCACGAGCGTAACGAAGACCGCACAGAACAGCGCAGACAGTGTAACGCTGCATATCCCTTTACCGTTTACGCAGATCATCAGCCCTGAAAAGGACTATTTTGCGCGCGGCGATGTGCCGGATGCAGGAAGTTACCAGAAATGCCGTGAGAAGTACGAGACATACCGCGTCACAAGCGTCTCTTTGTATGATTACGGCGGATTGCAGCATTTGGAGGTGGGCGGCCGATGATACGTTACTCTATGAAGTTGCACTTGCCAAACAACGTGCTTGATAGGCGCGTGGAAAAGGCGAACGCGTGGCTTGTTGAGGAGATCATCAAGGACACCGACCCGTTTGTTCCGGCGCGAACCGGTGTACTGGCAATGAACGTACAGCGGCATGGTCATACCATTGTGTATGCCTCGCCGTATGCACGTTTTCAGTATTACGGCAAGGTGATGATTGACCCGGCAACCGGCAGTACGTTTGCACCCAAGGGCACACGCAAGGCATTGACAGATCGAAACCTCAAATACAGCAAGGGAATGCACAAAAACGCGCGTTCTCACTGGTTCGATGCAAGCAAGGCGTTGAATGAAACGCGCTGGATGGAAGGAGTGCGCAAGATTTTGACCGATGAGTGAGAAATTGAACACGGTAACAGCTCGTGAACAAGACGGTGTTTCACGGGCTGTACTTTTATGGCTGAAAGGCTATGCTCCCGAAATCGAGTTTGAATATCTCCCGCCGGAACGGTCAGGCATGATGCTTACCAGTGTACAGAGCGCGTATAAAACCGCACAGTACATTGACGGCGGATATGCTGCACAGTACCCGTTCGGCGTGATGTATCGCGCCCTGCCGACCGACAGCGAGGAACGCCTCGACGTTGAATCCTTGCTGAATGAGCTGGGAGCATGGGCGGAAGAAAACCCGCCTGATCTCGGCGAGGGAATGACCGTCACATCTGTTGAACGAACGACCCCTGCGGGGCTTATCGCTCGATACGAAGATTTAACCGAGGATTACCAAATCCTCTTAACCATTAACTATGAAGTAGAGGTGTAAAAATGGCAACTACTGAAAAGATCAAACGTCCTCTTATTGCTCATTTTCTGGATACCAGCGATAAGATGGGCGAATATAGCGCTGCAAAGTTTGCACGAATCGGCAAGAACGTAACCGAAGCGTCTACGGACTACGGTGCACAGACCGAGACCGAGCAGGACATTATTTCTGATTCTGCAACTACTGAGATTACCGGCTATCAGCCGACCATGAGCGTTTCTCAGCAGTGCACCAAGGGCGACGATGTGTTTGAGTTTATCGACAAGAAGCGTCGCGCTCGTGCTACTCTGGCAGATTCTCACGCATGGCTGCTGAATGTGGACATGTGGAACGCTACCAGTGACAGCGACACTGCAACCTACGTTGCAGAAGTACAGGAAGTATCTGTACAGGTTGATACCTACGGCGGCGCAGGCGGCGAATCTCCGACGCTGGAATATACGCTGAACTATGTAGGCGACCCGATTCCGGGCACTGTTAAGATCACCGCCGGCGCACCAGTATTCACTGCGAACGTATCCGTATAAGGAGGTAACGAGGAATGGATAGTATCCGCGTAAACAGCGGCGTAAAGGTTATTGAAGTCAACGACAAGGGAGAGACGATCTCCCTTCCGCTGTCTGATGATAGCTTTGTCAAAGGCTTTTTCGACCTGCTGAATGAAATCAAAGACAAGGCAACGGCTATTTCTGAGAAGAAAGGCGACGTTCTGGACACTCTGGACGATATCGTGGCGTTTGACAAAGACGTTAGGGACAAAATCGACGCGCTGATTGGCGAAAATACTTGCGCGAAGGTGTTTGGTGCGGTGCTTCCGTCCTCCGACCAGTTCCTTGATTTCTTCGCACAGCTTACCCCCATCATTGACAGCCACGTTGAGAAGCGTGCAGCAAACATGAGCAAGTACAGCGCGGAGCGTGTCGGCAGTGTTTAACATGCTGCTCGACCGCCTGCCAAGCTCTTACAAGGGGTATCTGATTCGCACGGATTACAGAATCGGCATTCAGATTTCCCTTGCGCTGGACGACCCGAATTTAAGCGATAATGACCGTGTATGGGTGGCCTTATCCTTGCTTTACGGAGCAGGGATGCCACCCATTGACATTGCACTGGAAGGTTTACAGTGGTTTGTTCGCTGTGGCGACGACAGAGAGATTGAACCCGGCGGTAAACGCATGATGTGGTTCGATTTCGATTCTGCACGGTTGTACGCATCGTTCCGGCAGACGTTCGGCATTGAGCTGCACAAGGTCAATCTGCACTGGTTTGAGTTTATGGCAATGATGGAAAGCCTTAACGAAGATTCGGCAATGTCTCATGCCCTGCAAATCAGAGGCACGGACACAAGCAAAATGAAGGGAAAACAGAAACAGGAATACGAACGTCTCAAACGTAATTTAACCCCTGCACCCGCACTTTCCGAAGAGGAAAAGGAAGCTATTGACGCTTTTTGGGCGCAGATCAATTAGAAAGGCGGTGAATAAATGGCGGATGGCTCTATCAGAATCGACGCTACTGTAAGCGACGAACAAGCGAAAAAGCAGATTGCACAAATGACGAAAGACATTGAGAAGCAATCAGCCGCCGTAGATAAACAAGCCGCAAAGGTACAAAAACTTGCTGAACAGTGGAACAAGGTAGCTGCTGGCGGCACGAAGGGCATTAAAATGCAAGCCGACCTTGCAGCAACGGAGAAAGAAGCCGCACGTCTGGCTGCTCGGTTGGATGAAGTAAACGCTGAGATTGAAAAGGCTCAGATCGATTACAACACCAAACTGAAACAGGCGGCAACGGGCGCAATCCCACAGGAGGAATTCTCGGAATCGGCGCAAAAGCTGAATTCGCTTGTTGCTGAATCGGATAAATTGGGCGAAGCTCTGCGAAACGCAGATGATAAAGCGGCACAACTGAAACAACAGCTTGCCGAGATCAAGCAATCGTCCACGATGAGCAGCGCCGGTCAGAATGTGCGGCAAAACCTTTCCAATGAGACCACGCAGTTAGAGAACATGAAGGCCGGGCTGAAACAGTCCAAGTCTGAAATGAATGACTTCGTAAGTCAGACAAATTCCAAAATGGCTAAGCTGAAACGAGTTATTGCGGGTTTGGGCGCTGGCTTGAAAACGTCTGTCGGAAGTCTGCAAAATTCGCTCGGCGGCAAATTGGGCGCAGCGATTGACAAGCTCAAAGCCAAATTCTCCAATTTCGGACGTTCCAGCCAAAAGTCCATGAAGAAAGCAACGGGCGGCGTACAGTCGTTCGGTGTGCGTCTGCGATCTATCGTTGCGGGCGCGTTGTTCTTCAACTTGATTTCCAAAGCGCTTACGGCAATGGCTGACCGTTTGGGCAAGGCTCTGCTTGCGAACCAAACGTTTGCAAAGTCGTTCGGACAGGTGAAAAGCAACCTGCTGACGGCGTTTCAGCCTATCTATGAATCTATCATTCCATGGCTGAATAAGTTGATGCAGGCTCTTGCACAGGTAACGGCGCAGATGGCGCAGTTTATCGCGTCTGTGTTCGGTACAACCGCACAGCAAGCGCAGGAAAATGCAAAGGAACTGAACAAGCAAACGGATGCACTGGATTCCACGGCATCGTCTGCGAAGAAAGCCGAAAAGGCTCTTGCATCGTTCGATACAGTCCAGAAATTAACCAATAACAGCAATAACACGACCGACCCGAGCGCACCTAAGTTTGATACGGATTATTCCGCAGTAAAAAATCAGACACCGCAATGGCTCACTGACTTCTGGAAAGTATTTCAGGATTCGTGGGCGCAGTACGGACAGCAGACCATTGAAAGCGCAAAGAACGCTCTTTCTGCGCTGAAAGACATGGTTTCCGCTATCGGTCAAGCATTTATGTCGGTCTGGACGAACGGCACAGGTCTTGAACTGCTGAACAATATTCAACTGCTGCTGCAAACCATCTTCAACCTGATTACCGCCATTGCAACGGCGTTTACCAATGCGTGGAACACGAACAACACAGGCGAACAGATGTTGCAAGCAATTATGAACTTGCTGAATACGATAATTCAGATTATCACCTCTATTGGTCAAGCGTTTATTAACGCATGGAACAGTGGAAACGCAGGACAAGCCATGTTGCAGGCAATCATGACGGCGATTGCGAATGTTGTTAGCTTTGTAAATTCCATCGGTCAGGCGTTCCTTGTTGCTTGGAATCAAGCCGGTTTGGGCGAAAGCATTATGGGGCACATCATTTCCATCGTCACCAATATTGCAAACGTGATTGGAAATATCTCGCAGAGATTGCAGGAAGCGTGGGAGAAGAACGACAACGGCGTGCAAATTTGGGAAGCAATTCTCGGTATTGTGGATTCGATTCTCGGATATATCGACAGATGTTCAAAGGCGACCGCGGATTGGGCAGCACAGCTAAATTTTGAACCGCTCATGGAATCTATTAAGAACCTATTGCAATCAATCAAGAATCTTGTCGATACCATCGGAGAAGTGCTCGGAAACGTTCATCAGAGCATTGTTTTACCGTTTTTGGGATGGGTAATTGAAACCGCGTTGCCCGGATTGATTAACCTGCTTGCCACCGTGATTCAGTTCCTTTCAGAGCACCAGAATCTGCTTGTAGTTCTTACGGGCTTGGTTGTTGGCTTTATTGCGGCATTTAAGTTGATTGCAATTATACAGCAACTGGTCAAGATGGCTTCTACGATTAAGGACGTTATTGCGCTGTTTACGGCAAATCCAATTCTCGTTGCTGTTGTTGCAATCGTTGCTGCATTGGCTCTCGTCATTGCCAACTGGGACAAGATTAAAGAAGTAGCAGGAAATGTTTGCGATTGGATTGTAGAGAAAATTCAAGCTATCATCCAAACGATTAAAGACGCTATTCAGGCAGTTAAGGACTTTTTCTCTGCCATTGGCAACAAGGTTTCAAGCGGAATCTCGTCTTTCTTTGGTGGCGGAACGAGTGCATATGCGTTGCCTGCGTCTGTGCCTGTTGCGCCTTATTCGCTTGACATTCCTGCCCTAGCAAACGGCGCGATTATCAGTCCGAACAGTGAATTTCTCGCTCTGCTGGGCGATCAGAAAAGCGGCGTGAACATCGAAACCCCGCTGTCTACCATGATTGATGCGTTTAACGCGGCACTGGATGCACGCGGCGGCACCGGCAACAGTAGTCAGCCTATCGAGCTTTACATCGACGGCGCGAAGTTTGCACGCATTACCGGCCCGTACAACAGCGGCGAAACGCGGCGGCGCGGCGTGAGCCTTGTAACAGGAGGTGCATAAATGGAACTTACCGTAGACGGCAAGAAGTACAACGTTCTGGTTACAAGCCTTACCCGTAAATTTCAGGTGCTTGACGGCAAAAACGCAGAGCGAACGCTCAGCGGCGCAATGATTCGCGACATTATCGGTACGTTTTACAACTACGAGATTACGATTCTTCCCGCAGTTGGCAAGTACGGCGACTACGATGCGCTGTACGAGGTTCTGAGTGCACCGCAGGACAGTCACAGAATTGTTGTTCCGTATGCACAGAGCACGCTTACGTTTAACGCATATGTTACTGCTGGACAAGATAACCTCATTCGCAAGAAACCCGGAGAAGCATACTGGACGGGGCTTTCCGTTCAGTTTATCGCAATGGCACCGCAAAGGACGTGACACATGGGAACAAATAAAATTCTTTATCTGGATAAGGTGTTCACGGCAACAGATGTAAAGTCGGGGAATGTGTATCAAGCACGTTCCCCGATTGCTGCATCACAGGAAATTGATACTTTTAGTTTCGATGTATACAGTGAAGACACCACATTAACCGAATTTATCCGCAACACACCATTGACGTATTTCCATAATGATGAACAAATGGGAATCTACTATGTGCAGAAGGTCAGCCGAACGGCTATCAACACCTATCATTTCGCCTGCACTTCGACCGTAGGTTTGCTTGATGAGACATACCACGACGGCGGTATTTACACAGGCGAAACCGTGAAGAAAGTGTGCGAGGACATTTGCTCTCCGCTGACGGTTTACGTCAAAACAAATATTGCAAATATTGAGCTTTACGGCTGGCTTCCTATCGCGACGCGGCGTGAAAATCTCACACAGGTGCTTTTTGCGATTGGTGCTACGTTGAAGGTTGACTTTGACGGCGCAATTCGCATTGAAGGTCTGTGGAGCGGCGAGGCAAGCGCAATCGACGCAAGCGAAATCTACGCAAGCGGTACGGTTGATTACGCAACGCCTGTTACCGAGGTAATCGTAACCGAACACGCCTATTCGCAGAGCGCAACGGAAACGACGGAGCTTTTCAAGGGTACAACGTCGGCAGGCGACAAAATCACCTTCGACGAACCGTGTTATGACCTTGCAGCAACCGGTTTTTCCGTGCTTGATAGCGGTGCAAACTGGGCAACGGTTTCGGCAGGCTCTGGCGTGCTGACGGGTAAAAAATATACGCACGTTACCCGGCAGGTAATGCAGCAGATTAAGCCCAAAACACGCGAGCTTGTTACACAATCAGATAACACGGTAAAGGTAGAGAATGCGACGCTCGTATCACTTGTCAACGCAACAGCAGTCGCAGAACGTCTTGCTGAGTATTACAGCCACAACGAACGTATCAATTACAAAATCGCAACCAAACGCGAAATCCCCGGTGATGTAGTGAAAATTGCACATCCTTACGGCGGTACAGTCTCCGGCTGCATTGAAAGTGTGGATATTACGGTATCCGGCAAACTCGCGGCAGAGGAAAGCGTGCTGATTGATTATTTCCCGCCGGACATTGGTGCGCAGGAATATTACGACACTGTGGAGGTGCTGACACAGAGCGGCACTTGGACGGTGCCGGAGAACGTAACATCTGCACGAATTGTTCTAATTGGTGGCGGACAAGGTGGTTCTTGTGGAAATAAGGGCGAGGATGGCGACCATGAAAGTAAAAACAACGCAGGTGGCGCAGGTGGCGCGGGCGGCGCGGGCGGCGTAGGCGGAAAGATTTATATCGTGAACATCCGAGTCGCACAAGGGACAACATATGCGATTGTCATCGGAACAGGTGGCACGGGTGGCGTATATTCCGACGGCAACGAAGTCGCTGGTAGTCTTGGCGATGATACGACTTTCGGCAACTACACTTCCGCAGACGGTTCGACTTCAAGTACCGGATATACAGATACCATAACAGGCACGTTTTATGCTAATACAGGAAACAAAGGTGTTTCTGGTGGTGCTGGTGGTGCTGGCGGCCAGGACGGTGTAAGCTTTTCGGAAGATGGCGAGGATGTTGGAACGTACAAGGGCGGTAAAGCAGGAACGTATACATCAGGATCGCCTAGTTCACACGGTGGTGGCGGTGGCGGCGCAGCCATGGGCAATAATGGTAAAGATGGCACGGCTCGGCAATATACCGGCGATGGTGGTGCGGGCGGTAACGCAACAATCATCCCGGGAATCCCAGCAACATTGGGCATGGGCGGCACCGGCGGCGCAGGCGGCGGTGGCGGCGGTGGTTGCCCCATTGGCACTCCTTGGCGTGGCGACGGTGGTTCTGGCGGCACAGGTTCTAATGGCGGAAACGGTGCGCCCGGCTGCGTCCTCATCTACTACCGCGTATACCGCGCAAGCTCTACTGGACGGCTTATCACCCGCGATGGCAAGGGCTTCAACGAGAAATTCACACGAAAGGTGGTTGTATAATGCCTGATGATTACATATCGCAGTTTAGCGGCGAAGAAATCGACAGTGCGGTGAGAGCGGCGCAGATTATCTCCGGTGCATCTACGCTTGCTGAACTGAGGAAGAAACTCGAAATCCGAGGCGACACCATTCCGGTCAGCGCGAGTGATTCAACATTGATTTCTGAGGCGTTGACGAAAATCCCCACAACGTCATCCGGTGGCGGCGGTGTCAACCCCAATTTGCTCGATAACTGGTACTTCGGCAGACCGGTGAACCAGAGAGGGCAGACGGAGTATACGGCAGGAGGTGTTTATACTCTCGACAGATGGTGGGCGCAATACGACACGACGCTTAGCATTGTTGACGGTGGTATAAAAATTGGCGGCAAATGGGATGTGCAGCAATACTTCGAAACCACTTTACCGAATGCAACATATACGCTGTCTCTACTTTACAAAGATAGAACGGGTTCTGATCCGCTACGCCTGCTTATCGGAAATCGCACAGATGGCGACCTCGCCCAAACAGAAAGCAAAGATGCAAGCGGTATTCTCAGCATTACGTTTTCGACCGCTGTATTGAATAAAGTCAATTTTGGTTTTGCTGGCTCAACAGATAACTCCGCTACCATCATCGCTATCAAGCTCGAACTGGGCGACACGCAAACCCTTGCGCACAAGGAAAACGAAAAGTGGGTGCTGAACGAAATCCCTGATTTCGGGGAGCAGTTGAGGAGGTGCCAGAGGTATTTTGTAAGGCTTACCAACGCATACGGTTATGGATGGACGTATAGCAGTAGCGTTGCTAACTTTTTAGTCCCATTACCAACTACATTGAGGGCAAACCCTGTTGTCAAGCTTACAAAAAATGGTGAGATTCAAACAATTAACGGAAGTAAAGCCGTAACGGGTTTTGAAGCGAAAGGTATTCATCCAAATGGACTCGCAATTGATTTGCACGATTCTGCTAATGCTTTAATATCGGGCACACCAGTGACATGGCATGATTCGTCTATGGACATTTCCGCCGACCTATAAGGAGGTGACACACCATGCAAACCCCAAAATCCCGTGTATACGTCCTCTGCGACAGTGAAAGCCGTGTTTTGCGGCTTGAAGGAGAGTATTCTCTCCCGGCTGACCTTACCGGATGGACGAAAATTGATGAAGGCTATGGCGATAAATTTTCGCTCGCGCAGAGCCATTATCTCGATAAGCCACTCTATGACGGCGCAGTGATTCGCTACAAACTCGTAGACGGCAAGGTGGTAGAGCGCACTGCCGAGGAAATCGAGGCGGACAAGGCGGCGTTGCCTAAACCTGAGCCAACCGCAGAGGACGACACAAACGCTATGATCGTAGACCACGAATACAGACTGACCCTTCTTGAACTGGGTCTGAACGAATAAGGAGTGAAAGATTATGTTATTCCGCACGTTAAAACGAATGATTGAAAAGAACCAGATCAACGGTCTTGCTGATAAGATCGACATCTTTTTTGCGGCTGGCAAGATCACTGAGGATGAGTATACCACGTTGAACGAGATGCTCGGAAAGGAGCCGTAAATGCCGACGGAGGTTATCTGCACCATTATCACGGGTGTTGCCGGAATCATCTGCGCTGCTATGGCGGCGCAGTCCGGCAAGCGTGATAAGAGAGCAAAGGAAGAAGCGGAGCGGGTAAACCGGAGAGCGGAACAACGAGCCAAAGAGGGACGCTTGCAGCTTGCAATGCTTAACGCAAACTGTCAGCTTACCGTTGGCGTAGCAATGGCATTAAAGCGCGGTCACTGCAACGGTGAGGTAGAAGCAGGACTTGCGGCCATTGAAAAAACAACCAAGGAGTACGAGCAGTTCTTAGAAGGAATTGCTATAGACCATATTGCGAGGTGAGAGTATGAAGGTAAATATCCCTGTACGAATGAAGAACCCGTGGTTCTGGGTCGGTATTGTCAGCGTGGCAATCACGGCCATTGGCGTTGACCCGATGAGCTTTACAAGCTGGCCTGCCGTTTGGGAGGGCATTAAGAACGTGTGCTCCAATCCGGTGCAGCTTGTTACCATGTTCCTTGCGGTGCTGTCTGTTTTTATTGACCCGACGACGGCGGGCGTAACGGATTCCAAAACGGCGCTGACCTACACCGTACCGAAGAAGAAGGGTGAGTAAATGAGTATTCCATTTAAGCAGTGTAATTCCCGCAACTACCGCAAGGGCAGAGAGTTTCCAATAAACTGGATTTGCCTGCATTTTACCGCTAACAATGGCGATACAGCACAGAATAACGCGGATTATTTCGCGCGTGAGGGCGGTTTGAACGCAAGCGCACATTATTTCGTGGACACGGAAAGAATCGTGCAGAGCGTAAAGGACAGCGACACGGCATGGCATTGCGGCAGGGAACGCGGCGGCAGCTACTACAACGACTGCCGGAACGCAAACAGCATCGGCATTGAAATGTGCAGTATCATCCGAAACGGTGTATACGTCATCCCCGAAGCGACGATGAAGAACGCCGCAAAGCTGACGCGGGAGTTGATGGCAAAGTACCATATTCCGGTATCGCGCGTGTGCCGTCACTATGATGTGACGAGAAAAAATTGTCCCGAACCGTGGATTCGCAATCCTCAGTTGTGGGAGAAGTTCAAAACCATGCTGACAGAGAAAGAGGTTGAAGACATGACGGAAGCACAGACCCGCGCAATCGCAAAGCAGGAGATTGCAAACGCTGAGAACGCCAAGAAGGTATATAACACGGTAGACGCAGTACCCGCATGGGGCAAAGAGACCGTTCAGAAGCTCATCAATAAGGGATTTCTGCAAGGCGACGATCAGGGCAAGCTGGCGCTGACGACCGACCTGCTGCGCTTACTGGTTATCAACGACCGTGCGCACCTTTACGGCTAAGTTGCGGACGAACACAAAAGATGGTATAATCCTATCAGAATTGAAAAAACGCATTGTTCCTGCGCTCCCCGAAGCCTTATGAACCTACATAGGGTATAGACGTAGAGGACGTGGGACGGTGTGTTTTTATAGGGTGCGAAGCGCGAAAGTGTGTCGCACCCGATTTTTTTATACAAGGGGAAAGATATGCGGTGACACCATAACGAGGGGATACCGCATGAAATTAACGGAATTTACAAGGCCGGAGGTGGAATACTTCCGGCGTGAGTGCAATTTTACACCAGAAGAGCGCGCCGTGTTTGACCTGAGAACATCGGCGCGCTCTATTACTCAGATTTGCATGACGCTGCACATGAGCGAAAGCACGGTGCATCGTCGGTTGAACAGCATCAAATGCAAAATGCTGCGCGTGCTGTGACAGCAAGTTGACAGATTTGTGACAGGTTTTCACGCCCGGCAGACCTTATACTGAAAGTATAAGGAAGTGATCGCATGAGTTACGAACAGAGACTTGAACGCATGGGGTATGACCCTGAGTGTGCTCGTCGCATTGTAGCAGTTTACCGCAACGCAGGCAACACAGATTGCTTAGAGGAGTATATATCCTACAAAGAGGCGGTAAGTAAATCCATCAGCGAACACGTTACGGAGGTGCTGGGTTAAAATGGCATATCCTTATGGTTACACTGGCTACACGCCGCAGTATCAACAGCAGTACCCGCAACAGCCAATGCAGACACCAATGCAACAGCAGGTGCAATCTCCACAGCATATTGTTCGACCTGTGGCAAGCGTGGAGGAAGCGCGTGCGGTACAGACGGACTTTTCCGGTGCGCTTACTATCATGCCGGACACGGCACACGGCTATATCTACACAAAGCAGCTCAACCTTCAAACCGGCTGCGCGGATTTCACGGCATACAGCCGGGTGCAGATGCAGGAAACAAATAAGCCCTCGGAAACGGATTTGTCAAGGTTCGTTCCGAGAAGCGAGTTTGACGAGCTGAAAGCACGGTTCAACACGCTGTGCGACAAGTTGGGAGGGAGCGAGGCATGATGAGCATAATTCAGCTGATGCAGCTGATGCAGCACGGCGGGAACCCGACGGTGCTTTTGCAGCAGATGACAGGCAACACTCCGATGGTGAATCAGCTTATGCAGAGTATGCAGGGCAAAAGCCCGGACGCGCTGCGGCAGATGGCGATGAACATTGCAAAGGAACGAGGAATCGACCTCGATCAGTTTGCACAGCAGTTCGGCATGAAGATCAAGTAAATATCCATTTTCAGTTTTGACGGAATCTTGATGAAAATCCGACGTGAATTTGTCATGTTCGGAAAGCGTACGGTTCCGATCAAATATAACTGAAAAGGAGAATTACACTATGAGTGACGATTCGATGGCTCTGGGTTATGCACTGGGTCAGGACAACAACGGTAGCAACAACGGCTCCGGTATGTGGGGCGGCGATGGCTCGTGGATTTTCGCATTTCTGATTATTGCACTGATTTTCGGCGGCAACGGCTGGGGCTGGGGCAACAACGGCGGCAACGGCGCAGGCTATCAGGGTGCAGTAACTCGTTCTGACCTGTGCAGTGAGTTCAATTTCAACAACCTTTCCCGTTCCGTTCTCGGCATTCAGGACGGATTGTGCAACGGCTTTTACAGCATGAACAACGGTATGCTTACCGGCTTTAACACGCTCGGCAGCGCGGTTTCTAACGGCTTCCACGGCGTGGACAATTCGGTTTGCCAGCTCGGCTACCAGAACGCACAGCTTATCAACGGCGTAAACCAGAACATGAACACTGGCTTTAACGGCGTAACTGCTGGCCTTACTGCTCTGGGCACGCAGATGGCTTCTTGCTGCTGCGATACGCAGCGTCAGGTAGAACGAGGTTTCTGCGACACCAATTACAACGCTGCTACTAATGCGCGTGATATCATCCAGTCTACCCACAACGACACTGACCGTATCATTGCACGGATTGACCAGATGGAAACTGCACGTCAGGCAGAGAAGATCGCGGCGCTCCAGACGGAGAACCAGACTTTGAAGTTTGCCGCATCTCAGGAGGCACAGAACAATTATCTGGTAAACGCTCTGCGTCCGTCTCCGGTCCCGGCTTTCCCGGTTCCGGCACCTTACCAGTTTTCCGGCTGCGGCTGCAACACCTGCTGCGGCATGTGAGAGATACGTTCAGCCGGGGGACATTCCCCCGGCTTTGATAGGAGGTTTTGATTATGGCTTGCAAGCCTGTACAAAAACTGTGTCCGAACCTGCGTATCTCACAGGGCGTGACTTACGCAAGCGGCGTGCTGACGGTGAACATTCCGGCGGGAGATTATCAGAACGGCTGCGTATACGGAATCGTAATCGCTCAGAACATTCCGAGCACAACGATCATCGGCGCACCGGTAGTAATCACAATCGGCGACGGAACGGTAACGTATCCGCTGCTGAAATGCAACGGCGCACAGGCGACAGTGTTTAATCTGGACACCCGTCACAAATACCTGTGTCGCGTTGTCACTTCGTCCAGCGGCGGCAGTTTCCGAATGCTCGGTAATTCCTGCTGCTCTCATTCTGACACGCTGCGGTCTATTAACGGCACAGCGCCGACGGCGTAAGGGGGTATCATCATGAAACGAGGAACCCGAATGCTGTTGATGCAGCACACCCGCCGAGAGAATGCTTCGCCGGAGGAATGGAGAATCCGCAAGACGTATCCCGAAGATCGCCAGCATTACGGCGTGCGGTATCGGTACAATCATATTGAACCTTACGGTTACTATGATGAGCGTATTCACGGCGGCGAACCGGAGATGCGGAATTATCGTCGTTATTCTGACGGACGCTTTGCGCCGAAAAGCAACATGGAATATCCGGAGTATGACGAGTACCCCGATTACGAGGACGAGATGCGCCCTATTGGCTTTCGTGACGATGATGCTTACATGGGGGATACTTCTTATGTAGGTGACAAGACGCACGGTTCTGAGCGCACTATGGGCTACGCGTCCAGCACGCACACCGGACGTATGACTAAGGACATGGCGGACGAATGGCTGCACAACATGCAGAACGCTGACGGCACGACCGGCCCGCACTGGACGTTTGAACAGTGCAAGCAGGTAATGCAGCAGCACAACATGAATTGCGACCCGGTAGAATTTTGGGTGGCAATGAACGCTGTTTACTCCGACTTTTGCAAGGTCAACGAGAAACACGGCATCCGCAACATCGATTACTATGTTGACGCTGCTTGTGCGTTCTGGCTCGAAGACAAGGACGCAGTAAAAAATAAGGAAACGGCATACTATCTCTATGTTGTGAAGCATTGAATGAAGGGAGGGCAAATGCCCTCCCTTCATTGCGGTATTGAAGTCCCGCTCTATCTGTGGTACAATGTATATGTCAAGTGGGACTAAACATGGGACTAAAATTTTTGAAGTGTCAAAAGTTCAGACATACTGTGGGGTTTCAAAATTTCACCTCGTCCTTGGTAAGGATGAGGTCACCAGTTCAAATCTGGTTAGCAGCTCCATATTAAAAAGCCTTGTTTCTTTGGTAAATCCATTGAAACAAGGCTTTTTTGTTATTTTATACGGCTTTGAGCACTGCTGCACGAAGTTCTTGCAGCTCTCGCATAATGTCAGCCATAGGCGTTTTTTGCACTTCGCTGATGGGACTAAATGTGGGACTGAACAAGGCGGCTAATTGCTCACCTGCACGCTCAATCATATCCTCGCCGGTGTGAGTGTAAATCTTGGCGGTGATCTCTATAGATGCGTGTCCCATGAGTTTGCTTGCGACGTTGAGCGGTACGCCCGCACGCTCTAAATCCGTGCAGAACGTGTGGCGCAGATCGTAGGGAACGATAGGCGGCAGCTGCTCGGCAATGGGTGAGATTTTCCCCGCCGCGATCAACTCGCGTTCGGTATCATCCATAGCGGCGCGGAAACCCTGCCACATGGCACGCATGGACTTATCATCGTACAAGTGCCCGTTACGCGGAAAAACCAATTTACCGAACGAACCGGCTTTCGGCAGGACTGCGGCAAGCTGGGGGATGATCGGGATTTTGCGAACGCCTGCGGCCGACTTGGGGTATTTCTCGGCGCGGGTGTCCCGGTCGTATGCCTTGTCAACGGTGATCATACCGCCTGTAATATCGGCGTATGTCAGCACAAGGCTTTCCGCCGGACGCAAGCCACTATACAGCAGAGTAAGCACCCACGTTCCCGCAGGATGCGTCTTTGCAGTTTCCAGTAAAATAACACGTTCGCGGTCTGTAATGCTCCTGTGGCTCGTCTGCTTGCCAGTACGGGGCATTTTCAAATCTTCCGCAGGATTATTGACGCACAAGCCGTTCTGCTTGGCTGCGCGGAACATCTGCTCGATTGCCTGCTGCACCTTCTTTACGGTGTCCGGCGCACGTCCTTCCGCAGAGTTAAGCGCTTCCTGACAGTTCAGCGGCCGCACTTTGCTAACGGGGATATCCCCAATGTAGGGATAGACGTAGTTCACAAGCCGTCCCTCAATCAGCCTGCGCGTGGATTCCTTCACGCCGGACTTGTAGGTTTCTACCCAGCGTTTTCCCCATTCCTTTACGGTAACACCGGCTTCAATGAGTTTACTTCCGGATTCGATTTCTGCGCGTTTTGCCCTGATTTTCTCGTTGAGTTCCTTTTCGGTTTTTGCTCTCAGGTCGTAGTGCTTTCCCATATACGTTCCGGTCTCACGGACAAAGCCGCGAGGGTCTTTTTTTCGACGTGGCATTGCATTTTCCTCCTATTTTCGATATAATAAGAGGGTAGAATTCCGTTGCACAAGATTTCTACCCCCGTATAACGTCCGCCGGTTGCCGCCGGTGGGCGTTATTTTTTTGTTTACGCATTTTTCATGGCTTTTGCAATCGCCTGCGCGTGCATTTCCGCCTGCTCCTGTTTATAAATGTTGATTTGCTCTAATATAGCAAGCCGCATGATAACAGGACGGTCAAACTTCTGCATCGTATAGATGCCACTGTTGCTGTATATGGAAATTTCGCCAATGCTTTCCGAAAATTTTGTTTTCACAGATACATTGTCGATTTTATCAAGCGGAACATCGAGTATTTCTTTTTTGAAAATGCCTTTCGTGCCCATCAAACGCTTATTTGTTAAAACGAGTTTAGTTTGCTGCTGTGCATACATTCCGTATATTACAAGCGCGTCAATAACAGCAATCAGCCAAGCGGATTCTAAACCGTTTACGATTCCTCCTATCGCGACGCCGCCGAAGAATACAGCAACGGTAAACACACTCCATAGGGCTATGGAAATTTTGTACCACATGAAAAATCGCGGTGCGTATGTGCATTCGGTAACAATTTTTTCGTTGTTCAGCAAATTAACATCCACTGAGTTACCCTCCCTTTTATTTCTTATACTTCGGATTTCCGAGCATGATTTCAAGGAAATCCAATGCTTTTTCCTGCCCGTCCTCGGTAAGCTGATTGAATATTGTGGTCAGCCGAGATTGACGGGCGATTTTTTGTGTCTCATCATACTGCGCGAGATCATGCAGCATGAATTCGATTGAGTTTTGCATACGCTCTAAGCCTTTTAGATTGGCTTCGAGCCATGCCTGCTTTTCCTGCTCGGTTGCTTGACCGGCTGCTACTTTTTGCTGTAGCTCCACCATTTCCGGCGCACTGTTTACACGGATTGAAGCATCTGCGGTCAACTCGTTCACATTTACGCCGAGTGCGTTTGCAAGCCTGAATTTGGCGAGGTTCGCACGCTGAACATTGAGAATGAACCGTGGTTCGTAGCGGCTGACGTTTGCAAGGCGCTTGAAATCGGAAATCCCACCGATGCCATGCGCCGTTTAGATGCTGATGAGCGCACCCTCGTTTCAATCGAGGGTGCCAGCAACGGGCTTTCGGTAAACGCCGTGAATGAACCCGGCCTGTACACTCTGGTTCTCGGCTCTCGCAAGCCAGAGGCTAAAGCGTTCAAGCGATGGATTACGCACGATGTTATTCCCTCTATCCGCAAGAACGGCGGCTACATTGCCGGCCAGGAAACTCTCAGCCCTGAGGAACTGATGGCGAAAGCCCTGCTTGTCGCTCAGAAAACCATTGAGGAAAAGGACAAGCTGCTTTCCCACGCTGCCGAACAGGCGAAGCTCGATGCACCGCTCGTCCATTTTGCAAAGGGCGTTACCGTGTCCAAAACTTCCATCCTGATTTTCGACTTTGCGAAGATTCTCCGTCAGAACGGCGCGGATATGGGAGGCAAGCGCTTTTTCGCATGGCTGCGTGAAAACGGCTACCTTGTCAAGCGTAAGGGTAGTGATTACAATATGCCTACCCAGCGCAGTATGGAACTCGGTCTGTTCGAGATCAAGGAAACTGTGATTACTCACTCGGACGGACACACCACCATCAGCCGCACGCCGAAGATTACCGGCAAGGGCCAGGTATACTTCTTCAACAAAATCCTCGGCACGAATATTCCGGAAGATATGGAGGGCTAACACAATGGATTTTTCGGGATATTGCCTTAGCCGCACACAAGAGGCTTTGCAGCTTGCGCAGAATTTGAGCGAATACATTCGCTCCTTGCCTCTGACCAATGAGCAGAACGATAAGCTCGTTAGCATGATGGCCGATTGCACGCAGAAGTTTGAAAGCGATGCATTTACCCTTGGCTTAAAGGCTGGGGTACAGGCCGCAAAGGAATTACTGTAAGTAACCATACCACTCGAAAGGAGCAGACACATGAAAAACAACATCGTTGCATTCAAGTACGAAGAACAGCAGGTACGCACCATCGAGAAGAACGGCGAACCGTGGTTCGTCGGCAAGGACGTAGCGGACATTCTCGGTTATTCCGATACCGCACAGGCGGTTCGCAAGCACATTGATAACGAAGACAAAGGGGTGGTTGAAATGACAACCCCCGGTGGCAAGCAGCCTGTTACCATCATCAACGAAAGCGGTCTGTACAGCCTTATCCTGTCCAGCAAGCTGCCAACGGCGAAGAAATTCAAACACTGGGTTACTTCCGAGGTTCTTCCGTCTATTCGCAAGACCGGCGAATACAAAATCACACCGGCTCAGCAGAACCGCCTTGACATTATGGAGCGCAACAGCCGCGCCCGTGAAGCGTCGTTGTGGCTGCGTATCTCCGCGCAGGTAAAGTCGGATACTTACCGTCAGGTATGCGCAAGCTACGCAAGCACGGTGCTCGCAGGCCGTGAGGTTATCCCGCTGCCGCAGACCACCCAACATCATTACTCCGCTACAGAGATCGGCAAGATGTTCGGCGTGAGCAAGCAGGCTATCGGCAATCTTGCCAACACATACGGCATGAAAACCGACGAATACGGTGCATGGTACCACGACAAGTCTCCGTACTCGGCAAAGGAAGTCGATGTATTTAAGTACAACGATCGCGCCGTTCAGCGCTTCCGAGACCTGCTCGCGTAAAACAACACTCAACAGTAAGTCCGGTTTATTGGACTTTGCAGCAAGGCTATTTGTGTCCTCTTGAAAATCGAACAAACGTTCGCTATACTATATGTCAGATAAAGGCGAACGGTTCTTATTGATATTTCCATTTTAAGGTAATATCATAGGAGTATACAACAGGAAAGGCAGGAACCAAACATCATGGACAACATCGACCGTTTTACCGCAATGCTCAATTCATGCACAAACCCGCTGCGCATATACAATGCGCTACGAATGATCGCCGAAACGCCATTCGAGCAATCCGACGATGTGCGCAAGAAACGCGAGATCATCGTCGGAAAGGTTGCCGGACTGGTCGAGCAATCCGAGAGCCTTTAACAACTCAATAGACATCTCTCTTGTGATTTCCCCTGTTTCGGCTTTGGCCGGGGCAGGGGCTTTTTCTTTTTCTATGCCGGTATCTAACAAGGTATCGGCAGAGATGTGAAGAACCTTTGCAAGCTGTTTGATTCTCTGCGGGTCAGGGTTTCGCTTTGCAGTTTCGTATCCACAATAGGTACTCTTTGTAATGCCTATTTCGTCGGCTATTTGCTGCTGGGTTAAACCGGCCTTAATGCGAGCAGCTTTCAGTTCTTCGTAGAATTCCATGTGCTCACCTCCTATGAGTACAGCATAACACTAAGTTGGCGTTCTGTCAACATTTTTTGAAAAATCCCTTGACAAGTTGGCGTATTGCTGATAAACTGTAATCACAGGTTGGCGGAGCGCCAACAATTGAGAAGGGAGGTGCAAATATGTATCCGAATTTGATGGGCATGAAAGCGTTTCACGGTCTGACATCTGATGATATGGGTAATATCTTAGGTATCAGCAGAAATGCCTATGAATCCAAAATGAAAAGCGGACGGTTTACGCCGAAAGAATGCAAGCTACTGTGCCGCTATTTCAAGAAGCCGTTCACTTACCTGTTTGCCACGGACGATGAAATTACCAACGGGGCATTCGGCGTGGAGAATGACAACGAGAGCGCATAAGCGGAGGTGAGAAAGGTGAACGACAAAGCCGAACAATTCCATCAGAGGATCATGGAAAACGAGCGCTCATTGCAGGCAGCTATTCCACCGGGCGTTAGATACATTTCCGGTTCATTTATCTCTTGCCACGAGTTGGAGAAAATCGCCGCACTATGCGGGTGTTCGGTTGATTCCATCCTAGGTATCGAACATACGGATACCAGCGCATAAGTGGAGGTGAACACCGATGTATATTCCACCTTTTGTTGCCGGAGTGTTGGCAACACTGGGCGTTGAAATGGCGCTGCTTATTGTGTGTGCAATGCTGCGTGGCGGCAACAACGATGATGAGCGATAACAAACCATCAACACACTAAGCAACAGACCGATAACAAACCATCAACACACCAATAACACACAGAAAGCGGAGGGTTGAACGAATGACAGCAACGGAATTAAGCAACCGCAGGCGCACGGTTGAAGGCCGTTTACGCACGTTCGCAGGGTGCGAATATATTACCACAAAACAGTTAAAAGACTGGTTTGGCGTTAGTTATCGTACCGTACAGAGGTATTTAGATGGTGTTCCGCGTTTAACCGGCGGTCGCTATCATGTAGCCGATGTGGCTAACCGATTGGTGCAGGCGGAAGCGTCTGCGTAACACTCCAACAACAGACCATCAACACACCGATAACAGACCGATAACAAACCATCAACACACCGAGGCGTAAGAAAGAAAGTAACAAAGAAAGAAAAGAAGTATATATATATTCTCCCTACGGTCGAATATATATTAATTTAACTTTCTAAGAAAGAAAGAAAAGAATAACACTCTCACTACGTTCGAGTGTTACAAGAAACCGCGAAAGGGGACGAAACCAATGTACAAGCGTTATGGCTGGTTAGCAGGATTTTGCTTTCTCGGCACGCTGATCTCTGGCGGCATGACCGAGAATGGCCGGATTGACCTGTTTAGCGGCGCGGCTATCATGCTGGCGCTGCTGGCTGTCGGCATGGTAGCTGCACACACCAGTATGCTGCTGTGTGCCTATGAGCACCGGCAGAGATATCGCGGTCGTTATCGCTGAGGGGAGAAAACAGGATATGACGGAAGCGAGAAGGAAAACGCTGAAAGTCAAAGACATGCAGCGCCGGGTTATCGGCAAGGCGATGAACGCCGCTAAGTACGGCTTGCAGATGCGCGAGAGCGCAAAGACAATCAGCATGAACGGAGGACACAAGCATGGTAGTGAAAATTAACGGCTCGGCGTTTGATACCGAGCGGGTGATGCGGTTTGCACCACACAAGAAGGGCGGGCTGGATTTTCAGCCTGACGATGTATGCACGCTGTCCATGATGGCGGAGCAGGCAGATTACTTTGAAAAGTGCGGATTCAAGACTTGGACAGTTGACAAGATGGGTTGGCGATTTATGCTCTGGAAAGATCAGTTCGGCAACACGTTGCCGCAGTGCTTCGCGCCGACCAGTGGAAAATTGGAGATGCCGGAACGGGCATGAGAAAAGCCGCTGACGGACGGCAATCCGAACAGCGGCAAAGAAAAATAGGTTTACGGTGATTATAGCACCGGAGAGGAGAAAAAGCAAGTGAAATGCTACAAAGGCTTTGACAAGGACTTGAAATGCCGTGGTTTTCAGTACGAAATCGGCAAAGAGTACGAGGAAAACACGGCGGATATTTGCCACAAGGGTTTCCACGCCTGCGAGAACCCGATGGACGTATTCGGATACTACAACCCGGCAGATTCGCGTTACTGCGAGGTAGATTTGGATACTAACGAGCAGACTGAGGAGGACAGCAAGCGGGTTGGCAAAAAAATAAAGATTGAAACAGAGATTGGCCTTTCGGGGCTGATTCAGGCTGGCGTGAAGTTCATTCTGGAAAAAGTGGATTTTAAGAGCGCGAAAGAGAATAACACGGGCGACCAGAGCGCCGCCACGAACACGGGCAACCGGAGCGCCGCCACGAACACGGGCTACCGGAGCGCCGCCACGAACACAGGCGACTGGAGCGTCGCCACGAATACGGGCTACCAGAGCGCCGCCACGAATACGGGCGACCAGAGCGCCGCCACGAATACGGGCGACTGGAGCGCCGCCACAAACACGGGCAACCAGAGCGCCGCCACAAACACGGGCGACCGGAGCGCCGCCACGAACACGGGCTACCGGAGCGCCGCCACGAACACGGGCGATTGGAGCGCCGCCACGAACACGGGCAACCAGAGCGCCGCCACAAACACGGGCAACTGGAGCGCCGCCACGAACACAGGCGACTGGAGCGTCGCCACGAATACGGGCTACCAGAGCGCCGCCACGAATACGGGCGACTGGAGCGTCGCCACGAATACGGGCTACCAGAGCGCCGCCACGAATACGGGCGACTGGAGCGCCGCCACGGTTGGAGGAGCGGAAAACATTGCGGTCGTTACCGGGTATGGCAGCAAAGCGAAAGGTGCTGTCGGCTGTTGGCTGGTGCTCACGGAACGTGATGAAAAAATGCACATTTTAGGCGTTCAGGCTGTTTGCGTAGATGGAGAAACCATCAAAGCGGATACGTTTTATATGCTGAAAAACGGCGCGATTATAGAGGTGGATGAATAATGAAAGACAAGAAGCTGTTTCAGAGCCTGCTTGATCTGGTTCTTGAAAAGCAGGACAGCGAAGTGAACGCAAGCATTGACATGAATGTTTCCACATTGGGATGTACAGCTTCGGTTTGGCTGATGAATGTCGAAGACAAAAAGATCACTGGGGCGAAGGAATATTATACCCGCACTGGTGATGGGCTGTGGGCGAAAACGAAAGACGGAAAAACGGAAATCGTGCGTGACGAGGACGTCTTGGAGGCGCTGCGCAATGCGTGATACTATTACCGGATGCCCTGAGCGAGCGTTAGAGCCGCCGGAGAGGGCAGATCAGGAGCGGCTTAACCGGTTGCAGGATATGCGCGAGGCGGAAACAGCTATCGGGCTGTATCTGGAGGATTACAAACACCTATTCAGCATCGAGATTAAGAACTTCTTGCTTGATTTACGGATTGCTGTGCAGGACTTTGAACAGGAGGACGAACCATGAATTTATACGAATTGACGCAGGAATTTGCGACTGCAATGCAGGCTATCACGGTAGACCCGGAGACCGGCGAGGTCAGCGGCTTTGAGGCTGTAGACGGTCTAGATGCGGCGTTTGAGGACAAGGCCGAAGCGTATGCCGTCACCATCAAGAACCTTGACGCGGAGGTTAAGGCGCTCAAGAACGAGCGCGACAACCTCAAAGCGCGAGAGGATGCGACCAAGAAGCGCATGGAGTACATGAAGCAGCACCTTGCGGATAGCATGCTTGCAGTCGGCAAGGACAAGATCAGCACGGCCAAGGCGGCGCTGTCGTTCCGCAAGAGTATGCAGGTGAACATTACGAGCGACGTAATGGTTCCGGACGACCTGTGCAAGGTGGTTATCGACCGCAAGCCGGACAAGACGGCAATCGGCAAGCTACTGAAATCCGGTGAGGCCGTACCGGGCGCGGAGCTGGTAGAAAACATGAATTTGCAGGTGAAGTGATATGAACATCAGGTTGCTTAATGCAGACGAGATCGAGTGCCGCGTAGCGCAGGTGTCAAAGTCTCAGTATGGCGTATCGTGTTCGTTGCTACTTTACAAGGACGCACGTTGCGATATGTCCATTCTGGACGAGGTGTACGGTCAGACAAACTGGAAGCGCGAACACGTTATCATCGACGGTCGGCTTTACTGCAATGTCTCTGTCTGGGATGCAGAAAAAGGACAGTGGGTTGTAAAGCAGGACGTAGGAACGGAAAGCAATACCGAGAAGGAGAAGGGACAGGCAAGCGATAGCTTTAAGCGGGCGTGCACCAACTGGGGTATTGGCCGAGAACTGTACACGGCTCCTGTGATTTGGGTTCGGCTCAGGGATAAAGAGTATTCCGAGCAAAACGGCAGAATTAAGTGCAAGCAGTCGTTCCGTGTGCGCAGTATCCAGTATGACAAGCGCAGGATTTCCGGCCTTGTGATTGAGGATGAAAAAGGAGAAGCGCGGTTTGAACTTGTACCGCCGCCGGTCGAACTGACCGAAGTCCAGAAGAAAGCAAAACGCGTAAAGCAGCTGCTTTATGATATCAGCGGCAAAGATGCGGATACATCGTCTAAACTGTGGCGTGAGCAGTACCAGAAGGACGAAAACGACATTGTAAAGATGAATGCTGCGATTTTGGAGCTTGAACCGAAGTGGAACGCTATCAAGGCAGAACAGCACAAGGCGGTGCAGAATGACGCATGAATTCGATCGTGCGCAGGTAGTGCACAATGACCTCGGAAATTGGTTGTGTATTCACATCAGCAATGCACCTATGGCACGAGTTGAGTGCGAAAAACTCAAAGCTGGTAAGGTGTATACCGCCAAGATCGCGCCTAAGCAGGAAAGACGAGACCTTGACGCAAATGCGATGTACTGGGCGCTGTGCGGAAAACTGGCTAAGGCCATGGGTGAACCACCGGAGTGCATTTACAGACGACATATCAAAGACATTGGCAACTATGAAGTACTGTGTATGCAAACACGGGCAGTAGCGAGTTTCGGTCAAAAGTGGACGAGTAACCATATCGGAAGGTTTATTGAAACCAGAGCGTCGAAAATCAGCGGATGCACAACAGTGCTTGCGTATTATGGTTCAAGCGATTTTGACAAGCGGCAAATGTCACAGTTGATTGACAACTGCATTCAGGATTGCAAAAACGCCGGAGTGGAAACCGCGTCACCCAGCCTGTTAAGCGAGTTGAAAGACGAGTGGGAAACCGGAAGAAAGGAACGCGGCGTATGAGGTTTAACAGCTACAAGCGCGTTATGCCGGGGTACTGGAAAACCGGCTATCGCTTCGCCTGCTGGGCACGAAATCACAGCGGATGGGCGAAGATGAAGAAGGACTACAGACGAAGGGCAAAGCGCAGGCTGGAACGTGCGGCGAGAAAGGACATGGAAGAATGAGACGGCAGACCAAGTTTACCGGCATTAGTCCGGCGGTATGGAAGGAATGCTACGACCGGGACGGCGGTATTTGCCGCCACTGCGGAAAGGGCGGCGTGTTACAGGCGGCGCATTACGTCAGCAGAGCGCGCGGCGGCATGGGGATTCCGACGAATTTAGTCATGCTGTGCCCGGAGTGTCACCGAGAGGCAGACCAGGGCGACGGCAAGGAAATCAAGGAGGAAATGCGGGAGTACCTCGAAAGCATGTATCCGCTGTGGAGTGAGGAAAACCAGAAGTATACCAAGGAGACAGGGAGATGAAAGTTGATTTAGAAAAATATCGGGAATACATCGAAACCCGGATTGCGGAAGGCGCGAGCTTGCGAATGCTTGAGAACGAAATCGGAATTGAGCGACAAAAACTCTCAAGAGAGATGAAAAAAGCAGGCATGAGAGTTCCTACGCGAATTGAAAGCGTAAAATTCCTGTGGAAAAATCATAAACATCCGCACATTGGGAAAACCGGTAGCTTGTGCCCGACGTACGGACGCAAGATGTCAGATGAAACCAAACAAAAGCTGAGAGAAGCAATGGCTGGAGATAAAAATTATCACTGGTCCGGAGGAAGAAAGAAACACTCAAGCGGGTATATTCTTGTATATCGACCAGACAACCACTTAGCAGATAAACACGGGTTTGTGCTGGAACATAGGCTTGTAGCTGAACAGAAATACGGAAGAAAGCTGACATCTTCGGACATTGTACATCACATTGACGGCAATAAGACAAACAACAATCCAGAAAATATCGTGGTTCTGACCCGATCAGAACATGCGAAATTGCATAATGGATTGAAAAAATGCAACAAACGGAGGAATACAAGTGCTTAACAAGATCGTTTTACAAGGAAGATTAACAGATAATTTGGAATTGCGACACACGCAGTCTAATACGGCTGTAGCAAGCGGTACGATTGCGGTACAACGCAGCAGAAAGGATAACAACGGAGAATATCAGAGTGACTTCTGTTCCGTTGTCCTGTGGAGCAAGCTGGCAGAGCACGCAAGCACATGGTTCCACAAGGGCGATATGTGCATTGTTTCCGGCCGTTTGGAAAGCCGTGACTGGCAGGACAAGAACGGCAATAAGCGTCGCTCGTGGGAAGTGCAGTGCGAAAGCATCGACTTCTGCGGCGGCAAGAGCGAGGGCAAGCCGAAGGAGAACAGCGATTTTGCGGATATGCTGGATGAAGATTCGGACGTTCCGTTCTGAGGTGATGGGGAATGAACGGGCACATTAAGCTGCACCGTGCACTTACGGAGTGGGGATGGTACAAAGACCTCCCCACCTGCAAGTTATGGTTGCACGTCCTGTTGAGAGCTAATTACAAGGCTTGTGAGTGGCAGGGTATAGAAATACCTCGCGGTGCGTTTGCGACCAGTTACGCGGCACTCTCGGCGGAAAGCGGACTGTCTGTGCAGCAGGTAAGGACGGCGCTCGGCAAGCTGAAAAAGACCGGCGAAATCACGGTGGAAACCAATCGGCACTACACCGTGGTTACTGTCAGCAAGTATGACGAGTACCAAAGCTGCGAGCGGGACGAAGTGCCGGAACCGGCAAAATGTCCGCCGAAGCCTAAAGCGCCAAAGCCAGAAAAGCCAAAAGAGCCGGACTGGACGGAACGGTTTAACGAACCGGTACGCTCAGCGGTCGAGGATTGGCTCAGATACAAAGCTGAACGCAGGGAAGGGTACAAGCCAACAGGATTAAAAAGCCTGCTCAGTGCCATTGAGAACCGCGTAAAGCAGAACGGCGAACAGGCAGTAGCCGAGGTTATCCGGCTGAGTATGTCGCAAGGTTGGAAGGGTATCATTTGGGACAGAATCGGAGATAAGCCGAAGAAACCCAAAGCGGATGCGCCGATGTTTAACGGTGCGCCCGCCGCCAGTGACTGGGAAAATGAGTGGGCGGCACGAGTGAAAGCCAGCAGAGGTGAAAGATGAAATTTGTAATCAAAGGCCCGCTGCCGGGACTGAATGAGCTGATCGAGGCGGAACGGCGCAACCGGTACTTGGGCGCACAGCTCAAGAAGAAGTGCGAAACCGTTGTGATGCACGCGGCAAGACAGCTCGGAAACGTGGAATTTGAGGAGCCGGTGTATATGATTTACCGGTGGTATGAAAAAGACCGGCGACGGGACAAGGACAATATTTGCGCGTTTGGCAGAAAGGTTATTCAGGATGCGCTAGTGAAAGCGAGGTATTTGTCGAACGACGGTTGGAAGAATATCCGAGGGTTTGAAGATCACTTTGAAGTGGATGCGAAGAATCCGAGGATTGAAGTGGAGATATACGGGAGGGACGAGCAGGATGAAGTGTAAGTTTTGCGGGGAGCCGGTTACGGTCGCGCAGAGGAGAATAAGCGATGGAAGCAGTTCGCAAGCGTAAATCTCCGCCGCTCGGCAAGCGCACCTGGACACCGGAGGATGAAA